TTATTGGCAAGAATTTTATAAAGCTAAAGAATACGGTTATAGTATTAAGTGAGGTTACGATGATGATTAAAGTTTTTACTTTAAATAAAGACAAAAAGATCGAACTCACTAAAGAGGAGCTTCAAAAGTTGCTGGATGACTCCTATTGGGAAGGCTATCGTGCAAATAACAACATTTATACATATACCTCCCCATCTGTTAGCCCTTGGACAATTACATATGGTAATTCTACTACTGGAACTCCAATCTCTTCAGATAAAATTACTTTGACTTGTAATAGTGCAACAGCTAAAGAATCCAATATCGAAAATCATCTATAATTGGTATAAAATTTGTTCCCTACTTGGTACCTACAGCAGATGAAATTGACAGTTGTAAAAAAAAATGATATAATAATTATAGAAAATGAAGAAAGGGAACTTATTTTATGACCAAACAGCAAGAGTTTCTGGAATTTTGGGATTATCTTACCAATGAGCTGGCAGGACCCGTTGAGGTGCCGGAGAATGTCAGTGCGTATGTGAATGCACTTCGATCAACAGATAGTATAGAAAAACCGATGTTTACTGAGAATGGTAGCAAAATTCTTCAGTATCTACAGTCTGCCCCAGTTGCCATGTATAAAGCACGAGATATAGCCGAGAATATGGGACTGACTTCAAAAGGTGTTTCTGGTGCTATGCGTAAACTGGTAACTGATGGCTATGTTGAAAAGGTTGGTAAAGACCCCGTAGTCTATATGATTACTGACAAAGGTAAAAATGTTGAATTTAATGAAGGAGAAAATGAATAATGAAAAAGAATTTCTTGAATGAAGCTCATATTGAGGGTTATCTTTACGATCATAAGCTGGAGAAAAAGGTAAGTGGTCCGAATTCCAAGAATCCTGGAACTGAGTTCATTGCTGGTGTGATCAATGTCGCAACGGATGACAAGCTGGAGAATGTTGTTCAGATTCATTACACCTATGTGACTGCTGTGACCAAGGGTGGTAGCGCGAATGCGACGTTCACCGCATTGAACAAAATCATCGAGGAGAATCCTACGGTTCTGAACGTTGGTATTGAGCATGCGGCAAAGGTTCGTTGTGATCCCGCGATTGCGCTGAATGAATGGTTCCGTGAACTGACTGATGAAAAGCCCACTTCTATTATTCGTAATGAAGGTGGATTTGTACATATCGTAAATAGCATCAATGATGATGAGAAGCTTCGTAACACGTTTAAGGCCGATATGCTGATCACCAGTGTAAAGGACATCGAAGCTGATCCTGAAAAGAACACTGAGGCTGCTGTTCGTGTTCGTGGTGCGATCTTTGACTTCCGTAAGGCTCTGCTTCCTGTTGAGTTCGTTGTTCGTTCCAAGGGTGGTATGTCTTACTTCCAGGGTCTGGATGCAAGTCCGAAGAATCCTGTTTTCACCTGTGTATGGGGTCGTGAGTTGAGTCAGGTTGTTGTAACCAAGACTGTGACCGAGTCCGCATTTGGTGAGGATGAAGTTCGTGAGCGTCAGACCACGACTCGTGAGTTTGTTATCACTGGTTGCTCTAAGGAGCCTTATGTTTGGGATGATGATAGCACCATTACTGCGGCTGAACTTTCTCAGGCCATGAGTGATCGTGAGCTCTATCTTGCTTCCATGAAGAAGCGTCAGGAAGAGTATCAGGCATCTAAGGGCTCTGGTTCCGCTGCTGCTGTTTCTACTGAAACTTCTGGATATAATTTCTAATAAAGGAGGGCACGGCACATGGGTCTTCTAACAAATCTTAAGCCTCATGAGGTAAGTCGTGACCTTCGCGGATACAGCGTGCTGTTTTACGGCACGCCTAAATCCGGTAAAACGACTATCGCATCTCATTTCCCTGGTGCAGTTATTTTCGGTTTTGAAAAGGGTTGGAGTGCCATTCCTGGTATTATGGCACAGCCTGTTAACAGCTGGAACGAGTTCCGCAGACTCTTGATTGAGTTGAAGGACGAGGAAACCAAAAAGATGTTCCAGACTGTTGTTATTGATACCGCCGATATTGCTTATGATTATTGCGTTGACTATGTTTGCAGCGACAATAATGTTGACACTATTGGTGATCTCCCATACGGTAAGGGATATTCACTTGTTGCAAAAGAGTTTGATACTTGTTTGCGCAAGATCATTCAGTTGAACTATGGTCTGGTTCTGATTTCTCATAGCACTGAACGTACTGAGAAGGACGAGCACGGCCAGGAGTATAGCAAGATCGAACCCACTTTGGATAAGCGTGGTCGCCTGATCTGCGAACGTACTTGCGACATTATCGGTTTGTCTCGTCCTGTGCGCAATCCTGATACACAGCAGGTTGAAACCAGATTGTTCCTTCGTGAGACTCCTCGATTCGTTGCAGGTAGCAGATTTAAGTATATCCCCGATAGCATTGTGTTTACTTATGATAATCTGGTAAAGGCTATTGGAGATGCTATTGATAAGGAAGCTGCTGAACACAATAACCAGTTCGTTACTGATAATAGACAGAATGATTACATTGAAAAGACAATGGAAATGCCTAAGTTCAGTGAAATGAAGAAAGAGGCTGAAGTGCTCTTCGGTGACCTGATGGGTAAAGATCCTGGAAATAAATTGAAGATTTCAAAGATTATTGCTGAGTATTTGGGTGCGGGTAAGGCATTTAAAGACACGACAGAAGCTGATGCCGAGAAGGTCTGGCTCATAATTCAAGAACTCAGAACCTTGAATAGCTAATGATCGTCGAGCTGGCGCAAGTGTCGCCAGCTTGACTTTTTTTCTTTTTTATGATATAATTTTTTTAGAGAAGTAAGAAAGGAAACAAATGAATGTTTACTCCATCACAAATTTGTATTTTTGGCTTAATAATCGTTGCCGCAGTTGTGTCGGTATTTCAGATTAAACAGCAACCAAAAAAGGCATGGCCTTGGATCATTGGCTATTGGGTACTTCTCACAATAAAAAACATTTTTGATTTGGTGGCGGTTTTATAATGGCGAAGAAATTAGCACCTGTAAAATGTCCATATTGTAATAAATACTTTCATCGTGAAGCTGAAGAATACGTTCAGATAAATAAAATACGATATGCACATAAAGCGTGTTATGATCGTCATAATGCAGAATTGTCACAAGAAGAACGAGACAAGAATGTATTAGTTAGCTACATCAAGAAATTATTTAATGTGGATACAGTTCCTGCAAAAATAACAAAGCAAATGCAGGATTATCATGATAACAAAAATTATACATACAGTGGAATATATAAAAGTTTAATTTGGTTTTATCAAATTAAAGGGCATCCAATAGAAAAAGCCAATGGTGGAATTGGTATTGTACCATATGTCTATGAAGATGCTCGTAATTATTATACTGCAATGTGGGAAGCACAACAGCAGAATAAGGCAAAACCGATTGAACAGTGGCAACCGAAGGTTATTGAAATCCATATTCCACCACCTGTTCGCAAACCCATTCGTAGTAAAAAATTTTCATTTCTTGATGAAGAAACAGAGGGAGAAGATTAATGGCATCCAAGTATGTTGATAATACATCAATAGTCCAAGTAATCGGTTGTATTTACAATAACCCGTCTTTGTTAGACCAGGCTAATGATGTATATGCGATTACTGAAGATGATTTCCCAGATGAATTTCATAGAATTGTAATCGGATCTCTCTTTAAGCTCCATGAAGATGGTGTTGTTCGATTTACTCTTGAAACGATTAATGATTATTTGGAAAATCATCCAAAGTATAAAGCGGTTTATGACTTAAATCATGGTAATGAATATTTGTCAAAAGTAAGTGAAGTTGCAATGGCTTCAACTTTTGATTACTATTATAAGAGAATGCGTAAAATGACACTTTTGCGCATGTATGATAACTTAGGATTCGATCTAAGATGGTTATATGATCCAGATAATGTGCTTGATTCAAAAAAGAAAGAAGCACAAGAAGAATGGTTAGATAATGTAACACCATCTGAGATTGTAGCAGCAATTGATGAAAAGCTGGATCAAATTCGTTCGAAATATGTTGATAATGATGATGGATCAGGATCATTTTCGGCCGGTGATGGAATTGAAGAACTGATTACATCATTTGAAACAACTCCAGATGTTGGCGTATCATTATATGGAAATTATATCAACACAATTACAAGAGGAGCAAGATTAGGTAAGTTTTATCTGCGGTCAGCTCCTACTGGTGTTGGTAAGACCAGATCAATGATTGCGGATGCTTGTTATATTGGTTGTGATTGGTTTTATGATGAACAGTTTGGTTGGAGAAAAAATGGATTGGCATTTCCAACATTGTTTATCGGAACTGAACAGGATAAAGCTGAAATTCAGACAATGATGCTGGCATTTTTGTCTAATGTAAATGAAGAGCATATCTTGACTGGTAAATATGAAAATGATGAACGTGATAGAGTATTACGTGCGGCAAAGGTAATTAAAGAAAGTCCACTATATATTGAAGTTTTACCAGAATTTAATCTTCAAGATGTTGAGAATGCAATTAAACGTAATTTGCGTGAAAAGAATATTCAGTATGTGTTTCATGATTATATTCACACATCAATTAAGATCTTGGAAGAGATCAGCCGTCGCGCAGGTAAGGTCACGTTAAGAGAAGATAATATTCTGTTTCTGTTGAGCGCAAAGATTAAAGATATATGTGTGAAAGAAAACGTCTTTATTATGAGTGCTACACAGTTGAATGGCGATTATCAAGATTCAAAAACTCCTGACCAGAACTTACTGCGTGGTGCGAAGGCAATCGCTGATAAGATTGACTATGGTTCTATTTTATTGCCAGTAAAAGAACAAGATCTTGGTAGTTTGGAAACGATTTTACAAAAGAATCCACAGTTCCCAGCACCGAAGATTAAATTGTCTATATACAAAAATAGACGTGGTAGATATAAAAGCGTAATATTGTGGTGTGATGCCGATTTAGGCACTTGCCGCATTAAACCGATGTTTATGACTGATTTCCAGTATGAATGGATCGGCATAGATGATTTTAAAGTAATTGTAAATGATTTTAGTGCATTTGAGGAGGATGAATAATGGCTAAGCAGAAGAATCGTGGTACTACTCAGAAGAAAGAACTGTTTTGGGGACGTGAGTTGGAATATATTATGCCGAAGCAGACGTATCTGGATCTAACCAAGGATTGCAAGGGCGACAAGATGCAGTTTGCAATGGATTATATCAACCAGACTTATGGTCTCCTTGGCCACGTAACTTCACTGGTACTTGAGGATACTCAGATTAGTATTAGTCCGATTATGATGGAGTGAGTTAAATGCGTTTTGACAAAGATGAAATCAAAGAACAATTAACAACAGAGATGGTTGAAGATATAGTTCGTGATTTCGGCGGTGACCCGCGCAGAACTCCCTTTGGTTTTGTCGCGGGCACCATTTGTCATAACCATCCTGGAGAAGGGAGCCATAAGTTATACTACTATGAAAACACGAAGCTATTCCGATGCTATACAGGCTGCGATGCTACATTTGATATTTTCGAACTTGACTGTAAAGTCAACAAGCTGTCAGGGCGGTTCGGAGACAATGCCACTCTATACGATGGAATGCGAGATATCGTTAACCGTGCCGGAATTGCAGGATCTTTACGATTTGTCGAAGAAGATCAATTTGGAGGAGTACCCGATTGGTCTGTTTTTGAAAAATATGAAAAGCTTCGAGTCACCAAAGAAGACCAAAAACGAATCCAATTAAAAGAGTATGATATAACTATCTTAGATAGATTATGTTATCCTCGTATTGCCGATTGGTTGGATGAAGGTATGACTCAAGAGATACTTGCGGCAAATCGTATTGGATATTGTCCATCTACTGATCAAATTACGATTCCGCACTTTGACGCAGATGGTAGATTTGTTGGATTGCGTGGCCGTGCTCTTGGAAAAGAAGAAGCTACTTTATATGGTAAATATCGTCCAATGTTTCTGAATGGACAAATGTATAACCATCCTTTGGGATTAAATCTTTACAATCTTAACAATAGTAAGCTACAGATAAGCAAAATTAAAAAGGCCATAATCTTTGAGGGCGAAAAATCATGTTTGCTTTATCAATCATATTTTGGACGAGATAATGATATAGCAGTGGCATGTTGCGGAAGTGCGGTAAGCTCTTGGCAAATGAATACATTAATTGAAAACGGTGCTCAAGAAATTATTATCGCATTTGATAAACAATTTCAGCAACACGGAGACGCTGAATTTAAACATTTAACAAAGAATTTGACTGCAATTCACAACAAATATAAAAATTATGTAAGTGTAAGTTTTGTATTTGATAAAGAACAAGAGTTAGGATACAAAGATAGCCCGATTGATCGTGGGGCGGAGACCTTTGTTAAATTATTTCAGAATAGAGTGGTATTATAAATGGAAATTAAATTAAAGCGTGGAGGCGAGGATCTACCTCCAATTGAACGAGTTTTATATTTGCGTGGAGCTGCTTCAGGTTTTTTGCATCCATGTAAAAATGATGAATTAAGTTATAAAGATTTAGATAATGTTGAAGATGCGGCTCGCCGCATTTTAAAGGCAGTTGTACGACAAGAGCGAGTATATGTTCAAGTTGATAGCGATTGTGATGGTTATACATCCGCAGCATTACTTTTGAATTATTTACATACATTTGCGCCATCAACAATTGAAAGGAACTGGCACTATGGGCTTCATAAAGCGAAAATACATGGAATTTCAGAAGAATCTATCCCAGAAGGAACCTCTCTTGTCATCGCTCCCGATAGTAGCTCAAATGAGGGCGAGATTCATAAGAGGCTGTTACAGGCTGGAATCGAAACGGTGGTATTGGATCACCATGAATTCGACCTTCAAACTGATGAAGGAGTGCCCTGCGCTATTATTGTCAACAGCCAGCAGGAAAGCTATGGAAACCATTTCCTCTCAGGTGTTGGAGTCGTCTACAAAGTATGCCAGGCGATTGATGCACTTAGGGTTAAGCAAGGAGAATGCAATCAGTTTCTTGACCTCGTCGCTCTTGGATTAACAGGTGATATGATGGATATGAGAAATTTAGAAACAAATTATTATATCCATGAAGGATTTAAAAATGTTAATAATCCATTTTTCGTATATCTTGCAGATCAAAATGAATATTCTATGAAAGGTAAGTATAATCCTCATTCAGTTGCATGGTTTATTGTTCCTTTCATTAATGCGGTAACTCGTATTGGCTCAAATGAAGATAAGCTGTTGATTTTTGAATCAATGCTTACT